TATTTGCAAGACGATGAAAAATAGCCCAGTATTTTTCCTTTATCATATCATCATTGAACGATTTTCGGCGTCTGTAATCAATCCGTTTCATATATTGTCTCCTCCCTTAGAGATTCAACTGTAAATATTCTAGGCCTGTCAAGAGGAATGAAAGTTCGAACATGATTTGACCAAAAGAACTTGACCAATCTTGGGTCGTTTTTGTTATATGATATAATTTTGATCCTGGTCATGTCTTCGGCCTTTCGTCTGCCCATTTCAGATAATCGATATAGGATCGTAACTGCCATGTTCGACTGTTCAATTCCTTGATCACCTTATCACAGAAATTGACAATCTCTTCGTTGTAGTCTATTCGGGTCAGAAGCTTGATGATCTCGGGATTGGAATCGATATATATGTTGATATCCTTCCCGGCCTGCTTGGTAAATGGTTCAAGACCATGTTTTGCCAGGGTTTCCTCATCAGTATTATAGTGACTGCCATAATACTGTAGATAAAAATACCTGAGCTTGGTATAGTCCTTCTTGAGAGATTTGACCAAGAAACTATGATAGGAATAGATGTTCAGATACTTGGCATGAAGCCTGGGAATATTATTGATTGCACCATGAGGATTGAGATCGTCCCAGCCCGAATCCTTACCCCATAGTTCGTGTAGATCATGAAGTTTAACGGGTGGGTTCATAATCCCCCCCGTGACAATAATTCGATTTCTATAGGGGTTCTATATCTTGACCAGATGTCTTGTAATTGGACATGTGGACTCAATATACTATCTGGAACGCTTTTAGAACCCAGGGCGTCACATATTGGGGCATAGAGAAGATGTCGGGCGAGATCACTGTGAAGAATTTTCATATATACTCTCCTCTCTAGGTTAGGATAACTGGAATATATATGATTTTCTGAGAGAAGTCAAGGGGTTAAGTATTCAATCTTTCCAACTCATATCTGTCATATCTAAAGGTGATATCGACAGTCATAGTTGTCTCGGCATTATCGGTAGTGGCGAAATTGATGGCAGAGAGGGATAGGGGATGGGCATGGAGGAATTTAAATCGCATATTGGGGATATTGGCATTGGTATAGATGGTCAGAAACCCATCATGATAGGGACTGGCATTCTTTTCATGGTATCTGACATATTCGGGGAACTCTTTAGGGAATGTCAGGGATCGTATCCAGTTATAGCTTTCTTCCCATACTCTGAGGTCTTCATCGACCAGGGCAGATATGGTAAGGGCATCATAGACCAGCTTATCACCGTGCCGCCATGTGTTGGAGAATGGTGTTTCTACAGAGGGGGCATTGGTGCTTACGCCAGGAATAGAACAGGTCTGGAAAAAATAATTGATGAATGGCAGTGTGGGAAATACCATCGAGAACTTCGTGGGCTGAAGATGTGAAGTATTCTCGGGTGTAGTTTTGAGGAACGAGAGATTTGCCATTTAGAAGAATGCACTCAATCTAGCATTTGGGTTATGTCTTTTACCACCAGCAGCAAGAGCCTGATTGACACGTACATTCTTATAGGCATGTTGAACTCTTGTAGTGAAACCAGAGTCACGGGCTACTATATGTTCAGAACCATCAGGGTGTGTGAAGATACCCATATTCTTTTTCTGTCCATAATCATGGGGTGGCATACCTGTAGTATTTTGATGATCTATAAATTTCTGGACAAGAGGATGTGGTTCGATGCGGTCAGTTTTTGCTTCTCTTTGTGATCCTCTACCCCAATGTTTTCCATTATTTCTATTATAATCTCTGGTCAATGCATCCATAAATTCCCCATGTGATATACCTTTGGGAAATTCAGGGGTTTTAGTGAGCTTTCGAAACTCGCCTTTACCAATATCTCGGGAATGACCCACTATAGACCAATGATGGGTCTTATCATCATGATCGACTAGCGGAGGAAGAATTCCACGGTCTTTATTAGAATGAAATTCATTGCTATCATGTTTCTTGGTAAGAATTCTATAGCTACTATTCACGAAATGATCGCCATTCTCGGCATGGTTCTGTAGCTGGCCTAGGTTCATATCATCATAGATACCGGCCTGATGATGCTTATCCAGAGGTGACTTGATGGCGACTTTAGTTCCAACATGAAACTCGGCAGGCTTACCATCTACAACAGTCTTATGGGTCTCGCGATGTTTCATATAGGCCCTAGACGAGCCCTTGGGCATGTTTCCTTCGATTCCAGTAGTCTCACCTCGTGTAGTCAGGTCTTTAATTTTCTTCACTGTAGCGGCGTGCTTGCGGTCTGAGGGGGCATCTGATGTGATGATAGACCTTAGCTCGGGATGCAGGTTCTCTGTGATTATATTATTGATGAAGTTAGAGAAGGTCATTCGGTCAGTGGTCATTTCTTATATTTCTTCTTGATGAAACGGACGGCCTTGGCCTCGTCGGAACCTTTATCCTTAAGTAAGGAATCGTTATGTCCAGATACAGTTTGGTCTTTGGATTCAGGACTGTCCTCGATATATCGGGAGCTTTGATGCCATTTTTTATGTACAGCTATAATACTATGGGGTTCAACATCACCAGTGACATATGGGGCATTCCATCTTGATTTATGAACATGAAATTCTACGGTACGCCCGTCTTCTGGTTTTCCATAGAATCCCTTTTCGTCTGCATATATTGCTCTCGGTCCCTCAATTCCTTTGGCATGTTGTAATTTAATACCTTCGCGTTTTATTTTGGAAAAGTTTTTTTCGTGAGTCTGATGATACAGCCTGACATGATCATCGGGGATTGGTGACGTTCCTGGTGCCGCAGGAACTTCCCATTTAGGTCGCTTCATCTCACCAAGGAACTGTTTAAAGGTCTTCAACTACATAAGTCCCTTGAAGTGATCTTTAGGCAGAGGATAGGTCATGATTGGCAGATACCAGAAATAGAATAGGAAGAACATTAGCCGTTGCCTTTCGCGAACTTGAAATATAATGGATCAGGAATACGCTTGGTATTGGTAGGCTTCTTAGTGATAACTTTAGTGGCTTCTTTGGATGGATAACCTCTGGTGGCGTGACTAAAATAACTAGGTTCTGGAAGTCTTGTATCGGCCAGAGCAGAGGTCGTCGCTAATGAAGAGAATAATAGTGCAGTCAGTAAGGTTTTGGTCATGGAAAAATCTCCTTGTTATATTTATATATAGACAAGATTAAAGGAGAATTATTGTGCATAAACATCACATTATACCAAAGCATATGGGCGGTAGTGACGACCCATCTAATATCATAGAATTGACTGTAGAGGACCATGCAGAAGCCCATAGAAAATTGTGGGAAGAACATGGTATTCAATATGATTTCATAGCATGGCGATGCCTGTCTGGTCAGATCACCAATGAGGAAGCACAGAAAGAGGCTGTCCGATTTGCCAATACTGGCAGACCATCGTGGAATAAAGGGAAGAAGACAGACAAGGCAACTAGAGCGAAATTATCGTTGGCTCATAAAGGCAAACCCCCAGGCAATAAGGGCATGAAGGGACAAATTCCATGGAATAAGGATAAGGTTGGTGTGCAGGAAGCATGGAATAAAGGAAAAGAGTTGGATGAATCACACAAGCAAAATTTGGCCGGTTCTTACGATATAGAGAAGGTGGATACTGGTGAGATTTTCAATGTTGTGAACCTTAGGGTGTGGTGCCAAGAACATGGCATTAGTGATGGGTCGCTTCATTCAACTTATACGGGTAAGCGAAATCATTGCCAAGGATATCGAATGATCACTAAACATAAAAAAAGAGGGGGATTGTTTAATCCCCCTCCGAAGTTTGCAGAATAGTTTCTTCTAAGTGATTGATATCACGTCAGATTGCGAACTCTAAATATTCTGTAATAAATGTTGGCATCCGCAGCCGTGTTGCGTTCTCCGACAGTGCCATCACCACGTGTGGTTGCGAACGGATTGGCCACCATTCCATACCGGGTTTTAAATCCGATCTTTGGTTGGAATGTATCCTGGCCTTGTGCCCTCATCATCTGCAAGGGGACGTATGGGCAATAGAACAGACCGGCGTCATAAGGAGAATTACCCTTATAACCTACGCAGACAAGCTCGTCGCCGTTTGAAGAGCCACCGAAATAAGGATCGATATAGACCTTAATGCGGTTATGGAGCATACCAGCGAAGGTATTGCCAGTGTCGTCTACCATTAGATCGGCAGAGAGATTTGGTGTATAAGAAAGCACACCGGCCATTGCCATAGCAGAAGCAACGTCTGAAGACACAATGGCGATATTGCCCTTGCCTCTACGAGTAGCCTTTGCAATTGCGTTGGCATCACGCTCGATCTGGAAGATAAGACCCTTGAACTTTTCAACTGACCAACGGCCATTGGAATCGGTATCGAGGTCGAATGTTCCGGCAGTGGTGACACCATAGGCAGCACCAAGAGTGGCGCAGCGGAAAATGGTACGCACAACTTCACGATTAATTTCAGAAAGAATTTCAGTGGACAGAATATTGCTTAGTTCTGTTTCGGCATCGAGACCATGAATCGCCTTAAGGTCTTGGGCAAGTTCCATGGTGTATTCGGCCTTGAGGGCACGAGCCTTGGCAGTAACAGTAACCTTGTCAATGCTGAATGCCATTTCGTTGAAGAAGTTGGCAGCAGAATCGCCAAGTGCTTCGGCCTGGGCAGTGCTCATGCCAGTACCAACAACATAAGAACCTGAGTCCGAGAGGTTTAGAACAGGGTTGGTATTTGAGCTTGAGTTAGCCTGACCGACACCAGTAAGACCAAAGCCGACGTTCTGTGAAGAGAATGCGGTATTGGCTTCGTTAAAGAGTGCCTCAGTGCCAGCCTGAGTCTTGTAGCGTGACTTCATTGCGAAGATAAGTCCAACAGGACCAGTCATGGGCTGCACACCGCAGATATCATAAGCAAGTAGCTGGGGCAGTGCACGCCGAACCAGGGAAATAAGAATTGGATCATAATTTTGAATTGACGAACCAGTAGAGTTGGTTGGGGCTGCTTCGTTTAGTGAATTCCTGGCATCTTCTGCGAAAGCCTTTTCCTGATTCTCCAGGATAATGGCAGTAACAGCACGCCTGTATGGGTCCTTGATCTTGGCAAGGCCGTCGTGGTCGAGAACTCGTGACCACTTGTCTTCTAATTGCTCGGTAAGGTACATAGTTTTAATTTCCTCTTTTATTATTGTTTCTTGGGGCTTATATAGAGCCCTTGTTTTAGTTTGGTA